CTACTATATTTCGACTTAGTGCAAACACTACCGGTAGTGGTAGCGGTCAAACGCTTTCTTTTGGCGATGACCCCATAACCATAACGGAAAACTCTAATAGTTTGACTGTGAAAGATAATAGTTTAAGTAGGGTCTATGAAGTAGGACAGCACGTAACTATTTCTGGGTCAGACGCTATAGGCAACATTACTACTGGGATAATAAATACTCGGCACAAGATAGCCACGGTAGATACAGCGGCAGGTACGTTTACTACCGAAGCATTTAACACGGTAGCTACTAGCACGGCCACTGGTGGGGGGCACGGGGTGAGCCTGCAGTATGAGTTATCCGCAGAGGTTCCAGTAGTGCAAGATAGTTTATTAGTTTCAGACGCGAGCCGGTTTACTTTCGCTTTTGGTTGTAACGCGTTTGGAGATACCACAGAAACAAAAAACCCATTACTGCTACGCTGGTCAGCCCAAGAGGATGTTTATGATTGGCGACCCCGTGCAACTAACCAAGCAGGAGATTTGCAGTTATCGCAAGGCACAGAAATAGTGGCCGCCGTACAGTCACGACAAGAAATATTGGTCTTCACCGATTCTGCGCTGTACTCGCTGCAATATGTTGGTGCTCCAGTGGTATGGGGTTCTCAGTTGGTTGGGTCGAATCTGTCAGTAGCGTCATCGAAGGCCGTTGCGTACGCCAACGGAGTAGCGTATTGGATGGGCAAAGAAAAGTTTTACAAGTACGATGGGGCAGTACAACCGTTACGTTGTGATGTTAGAAAGCACGTATTTGATGATTTAGATAAAGGCCAATACGAACAAGTATTTGCAGGTACATTAGAAGAGTACCATGAGATATGGTGGTTTTACTGCGATTCTCAACGTGTAGCGCCAAACAAGTATGTAGTATATAACTACTTAGAAGATATTTGGTATGTAGGTAGTATGGGCCGCAGTGCTTGGTATGATTCACCTATTAACGACTTCCCACTAGCTGCTACTGACACTTATAATTTGGTAGAGCATGAGAACGGTAACGACAACGGGCAAGGCGCTACGCTGGAAGCCATAGACTCGTTTATAACTTCTGGTCAATTTGGCATAGAGTCGGGTACTAGTTTTACTTTTATAGATAAAGTTGTCCCTGACCTTTCTTTTGTGGGGTCTACTGCCGGCAGTCCCTCGGTTGAAATGTCTTTACTAGCTAGTAGCGAGCCCGGCACTGCAGATAACAATCCTGCTTCGGAAGGCGGTGTAAACGAGGGGCAAGTTGCGCTAGCGGTAGATACGGTAGATGAGTATACAGATCAGCTAGATGTAAGGGTTAGAGGTCGGCAGATGGCGATTAAGGTACGATCTAATGCTTTAGGCACTAAATGGCAGTTAGGTACTCCTAGGTTGAACATGCGTCCGGATGGTAGAAGGGGTCGTTAATGGCTACTAAAATACGTAACAAAGCAAAACTTTTTACTGTACCTGCGTTCCCTAGCCCTCCTGCGGAGTATAGTTCGTCATACATGCTCAACAAAGATTTAGTGCTTAGGTTATACCTCCAAGGTGTAGATGAGGCGTTAAAGAGTGCTTTGCAGTATGATTCTGATGACATCATTGATGGTTCTATACCTAATAGTAAGTTAGAAAACTCTACTGTGTCTTTTGGTGGTGTTACGTTATCACTAGGTGGTGTTGATGCTACACCAGCGTTTAACCTGTCAGCTGCTACTGGATACCCTACATCTAGCCTTGTAGGCACGATTACGAACGCGCAACTAGCTGGGAGTATAGCAAATGCAAAATTATCTAATTCCACTGTCTCTTATGGTGGTGTTCAGTTGGCACTTGGAGTATCAGACGCAACTCCTGCATTCAATTTAAGTGATGCTACGGCATACCCTGCAGGTGCTTTGACAGGCGAGATAGCCACAGCACAAATAGAGGATGACGCTGTAACAGATGCAAAACTTGCAAATGCGATAAACTCTGCTATTTCAGCCAACTCAGCTAAAGTAACTAATGCTACTCACTCAGGAGAAGTTACAGGAGCTACAGCTTTAACGATTGCAGACGGTGCGGTAGTTACAGACAGGATAGCTGATGACGCTGTAACTTCTGCAAAAATAACTGGGCCGTTTAGTAGCAAGCATGCTTTCAGCAATAATTTCTCTCAGACTATAAGCACTACGGCGGCAGTTACTGTACTTACTTTTTCTATACCGGCACCTGCAGGAGGCGTTGAAGCTACCCAATCGTTATCTGCATCAATACAGGTTAGGTTTTATAACAGTAGTAGTAGTGCGGTTAAAGAAAATCATCAGTGGAAAGTTCTTACGCAAATGAAGTCAAAATCCACTAACGGTACTTCTTTAGGCACAGCAACTTTTGTGTCTAGTCCGAGTTCTTACTCAGCGTTTTATACGGTTAGTGGCGATAAAACATCTATAATTTGTAGTAACCGTGGTAATTTTGCAACTAGTGTTACGGGCGCAAACGCAGGTTCTCTGCAAGCGGTTTATTACGATGGCGCTAATGACAAAACTTGGTTTAGGGTATCAAAGTTTCCAGATGCTACTACGGTATATAATGGGGTAGAAGTGTTTTATAGCCCCACTGCTTTTGTTAGCGCCGGCACTTATGTGTCTAACCAAGGGTTTAATAATCAATTCCTTACGATAGGGTCTACTACAGCATACCAAACTATAGAGCTTCCATTAATGGCTACTTTTGGTAGGTCAACAACTGCTACTGACCTTAGAATACAATTTGACCACGTATCTAGTACAACTAATTTAAGTACGGTGATAACTGGGCTATATGGACATGTGGAGAACACAGTATGATACAAGTAGGATATACGAAATTAGTGGATAATGAGGCGGCAGATGTAGTAGACTCTACACTTGAAGATGATATGCCTACAGCTAATGCTGCTTTGGCCACACTTCAAACTTCGTTATCTGGAAGAACTGATATAGATACCCTATTTATGCAGCAGTATGCTGGGGAAGACGACGAAGACGGAAACAGAATATATACTAAATTCGCATTTCTTGACCCCGCTTAGGAGCTTTTGGGTATGACTAATTGGTTTTCGGAAGAAAATGTAAACCGGTACGAACAAGAACGCGAACAGCAGCAGCAAGAACAGCGGGAGAAAGAAGCAGCTGCGTTTGAGGCGCAAATGGATATCGCTGGGTTTGAGGAGTGGGAGAAAGTTAAGTGGCGGGAGTGGGTGAATTTTTCTCACGCTGAAAGACAAGAATTGTCCGTCAATAAACAAATAGAGTACCGGAGACTAGAAAAGAAGGTAGAAGCGACTTCCGGGGAGACGATAGTAGCGTCTGGGGGCGGCCCCCGAGTAGGCCATTCGCAGGAAGAGATAGCCCAATTTACAAAATTCGCTGAAGAGCAAGGCGGGAAGACAATAGAGCGCGCATACATTCCCGGGGGCTTTGGGTATGTACGAGATGGAAATAATAAATATAAGAAAAATGCTGCGGGTAATAAAATGCTGCGGCAGGCAAACGTAGATAACTTTTATGACAAGGATTTTGACGGCTTCGTAGGTTATCCAAAAGATACTAATTCCGTAGATATTAGAGACCCTGACGGTAATGTCTTTAATATGGAACACATATTCAATACTGGCATTGATTTTGGTACTTCATCTCCTTCGAGAATATCCTTTCAAGGGTATAGCATACCCCTTACAGAAGACGAGTTGTTAGATGGTTATAAGTCTATACTCGAAACAGGTGACTGGAAGGATCCGCGCTTCTTTCTTACGCGAGATCTTGAGGGAGATGGCGCAAGTGTATTTGGTAGTAACCATCTGGCAGCCGAGACCGACACGTACTACAATGTAGATGGCAAAATTTCCAAAGACTGGGAGACAACAAATACCCATATAGCCAACAAAATGTACACGGGGGGCAGCACTAGGGAGCGTTTAGCGTTATCTCGATACGACACCCCCTACTACGAGATAAACCCTAGCAATATACCCGGTGACCCCAGAACAATTGAGCCCAGTTCTATACTAGCAGATAGATACGAACTAGCTGAATATTTTCTTAGCGAGTACACTAGGGGTACATCGTATGGCGCTGTTGGCACGGGCAGTACGTTTGAGATATTTATAGGTAAAGATGTCGAGGGGAATCCTTTTTCCTTATACGAGATGTTTGACGCTCGTATGCCTATGGTTGGTAGCGTTACGTACATGGACACTAATAACGACGGTGAGCTAAATCTAACAGGTCAACTTGAGAGAAAACAAAATGAAGACGGGGAATGGATGTGGGCGAATGATTTCGTCGTTTCCAATGACCAACGGCGACATACGACCCCCCTACCCCCTACACATATAAATGGAGTGCATTTAGAGCTAACTGAGAAAGATCTTGGGGAAATATACACATCGGTTGTTCTGGCTCAGGGGTTTTACGCTGCTAATCAGGTGATGAATAAGCTACCTCAAGTACACAGGGACGTGTGGAGAGACCGAGAATTCGTGTATATGGCGCATGAGAGAGACGACCTTATACTTGAACTGTCCTCAGTCATAAGCGCAAGCGACATAATATCATCGGGAAACGAAGGCATCCTCAGCATGGACTCGGACAATTTAAGAGGCTTGGGAGCGCAGTTTACTTCAGAACACAAAGAACACTTAGGGTTAATGGCTGATGCTCTAGATAAATATCAAGAAGACC